ATGGTCCACATTTTGAACTGAGAAGGGGTACTTACAAATGATGTCACTACTTGCTGGTCCGGTTGGTCGTCAGCTTATCCAGATTGGTGCTGCTGCTGTAGCAACTACTGGTGTGGTTAACGAGAACGAAGTCACCACACTAGTTGGTGCCTTTGCATCACTAACCAACATTGTATGGGTAGTCTATGCACGACTTACTGCTGCTAAGTAATCATGGCTAAGGCTTATAAACTTATTGCTGATAGTGCAGCAGATAAGTTCCATCAAAGCCGTGCTAAGATACGTATGTATGCAGGTGGTTTTGCTAATGGCAAGACCACCGCATTGGTTGCTGAGACACTGAAGGTCATTCGTGACTATCCAGGAGCTAACATATTGTTAGCCCGTGCTACGTTTCCTAAGCTAAATGATACACTACGTAAGGAGTTCTTCAACTGGTGTCCACCTAGTTGGATTAAGTCATTCAATAAGAATGACAACGTAGCATCGTTTGTCAATGGTTGTACTGTAGTGTTCCGGTATCTGGATGAACAGCGTAGCAGTAGTGGTGAGTCAACATCTAACCTACTATCAGCCAACTATGACTTCATTGTAGTAGACCAGATCGAAGATCCAGAGATTACCGAACACACGTTCATGCAGTTGATGGGTCGTCTACGTGGACAGGCTGAGTACGCTGGTGTAGATGACACCATGCCACGTACTGGACCACGTATGATGATCCTGACTTGTAACCCAACACTTGGTTGGGTATATAAGCGTATGGTTAAACCATACCATGACTACCAACGTGGTGTACACAACACTGACCTCATTGCTGAAGTAGACAGTGACGGTAAGCACCAACTGTTAGATGGTAAGCCAGTGCCTATCATTGAAATCTTTGAGGCATCAACGTATGACAACGCGCAAAACCTCGGTGCAGACTACATCAAAGGTCTTGAAGCCACGTACAGTGGCAAGATGCGGGACCGTTATCTTCTGGGGAAGTGGGTGGCCTTTGATGGAGTCGTATATGATGAGTTTGACCCCGAACGGCACGTCATCCCCAGCATGTTTCTTTATCAGCATATCAGGCAGTTGCGCTTGGCGGGCTACCGACTTACGACACTAGAAGGATACGACCATGGCATCACTGAACCAAGCTGCTACCTATTAGGGTTAACTGATGCAGATGACTTCACGTACATCCTGGATGGCTTCTATGAACGTGAGATGGGTATCTCGGATCAAAGCAAGGCAATCGCGGCGTTACGTAAGAAGCATCTTCCAGACTTATTTGATACCTCTACGCAGGAAGTGTTAGCTGATCCAGCTATCTTTAGACGTACCTCTATGGCTAGAGATACAGTTGGTCCTACCGTAGCAGAGATGTTTGCTGAAGACGGTATTACCATGGGACGTGGTAACAACAATAAGTTGAATGGTATCATCAAGGTAAAGCAAAGGCTGTACATACAGAAGTCTGTAGTACACCCATTCAGTGGTGAACTAGGTTCACCTAAGTTATTCATTGCTGACCATCTCAACTGGCTAGTAGATGAGTTTACTTCTTACCGTTGGAAGAAGGCTAAGGACGATACGACTATCGACGAACCAGTAGACAAAGATGACCACGGTATGGACACTATTAAGTACATGCTGAGTCGTGCACCACAGACTGGTATGTTGGTACGTCGTGGATTGAAGGAACTACCTGGCATGCTACGTAAGTGGCGTGAAGGTCCAATAGATGATGCAGTAGATACTAGAGGACACCGATACAAATGAGTGACTCCATTGAAGGACTACCCGAGAACGTAGCTGCTGCTCTAGACGAGTTTGCACCTGTGGAGTTGACACCTGAACAGGTTGGTCCTTCTTACAGGATTGATCCTGCATCTAAGGTGCCTGTATCTAAGGTACATGGTAAGCTGTGGAAGGCACGTGTAGACGCTGCATGCCGTACAGCTAAGATGCATGTACAGTCGTGGGATGAATGTATTAAGTACTACAACAACAGTCAACAAGACCACAGAACAGACAGCCAACGTGCTGACATGTCTGGTAACAGGTACTTCTCTGCTAGACGTAACAAGATCTGGTCTGAGACAGAAAACATTGTATACAGCAATACCAGAGCTATCATCCCAGCACTGTATGCCAAGAACCCACAGGTAGAGTTTACCTGTAGTAATGAAGAATACCGTGACTACATTCAGGCTGTAGAGGATGTTACTAATACATTAGCAGCCATGCGTAATGCACCAGGCCTGAACCTAAAGGTCCATGCAAAGCAGGCAGTAATCAGTGCTGAGTTGACTAACCTAGCATGGCTAGAGGTTGGTTACGTACAACGTGACCAGTCCACTCTTGGGGTACAAGAGAAGCTAGATATGCTTGCTGAGGAACTACTCAATGCTGAAGATACTAAGACTATTGTAGCCATTGAAGGTAAGCTAATGGCACTAGAGGAAGAACTAGATGTTCTTACACCTCCTGGTCCATTCGTTACCTTCCACCCACCACATGCAGTCATCAATGATCCAGACTGCGTGATGCCTGACTTCTCTGACGCCAAGTGGCGTGCCATTAAGGACTTCTATCCTACAGCATACCTCAATGCGAAGTATGCTGAGAAGAATGAAGAAGGACAGTACATGTCCTTGTATGAACCAACTCACGTGTTTCTAGGTGGTGAGTCCAAGGATCAGGATGATGTAAGCAGCTTCAAGCTGTTCAATAAAGAACAGGCTGCACATGAATACGGTTACGGTAGTAACACTGAACTGCGTAAGGCAGAACGTACCATGTGCTGGCGTATCTATGACAAGACAACCAGACGGGTGTACTTGTATGCAGATAACAAGTGGGACTGGCCTATCTGGGTAGAGAACGATCCATATGGCCTACCCAGCTTCTATAGCTGTGAACCAATGTACTTCAACACTACACCAATGTCAGCCTATTCCAAGAGTAACGTAGCATACTACCTAGACCAACAGGACGCCATCAATGAAATACATGATGAGTTTCGTAGGGCTAGACAGGACATCAAAGAAAACATCTTGTATGATGTTAAGTTTGACCGTACTGCGGTAGAAGCATGGCTAAAGGGTAGCAGTGGCAATGCACAAGGTGTTGCTGTACCTGAAGGTAAGTAACTCAAGGACATGATTCTTGAGAAGCCTAACGCAATGCTACGTGCTGCACCATTGTTTGACCTTAGCAGACCTATGCAGTCCATTGACCGTATCAGTGGTGTAAGTGACGTACTACGTAACGTACAGTTCAAGACTAACACAACTAACAAGGCAATCGAGAACTACAACAGTAGTACAGCACAGCGTCTAGATGAGAAGATTGACGCCATCGAAGACTGCTTAGGTCGTGTACTGTATGCAGTAGGTTTCCTCTGTGCACAGTTTATGGCACCTGAACAGGCTGTACAGCTAGTAGGACAGAAGGCTGCTGACTGGGCTCCACGTCCTGCCAAGGAACTACAGATGATGTTCCAGTGCCAAGCTATTGGTGGTTCAACACAGAAGCCTACCAGTGCAGCTAAGAAGCAACAGGCACTAGAGATGGCTGATGTACTGTCTAAGCTAGGACAGTTTGCTCCTACTGTAGTAGCAGAGACTATCCTTAAGCTGTTCGATGGTGCATTCGATGAATTAGAGCTTCCTACCGATGCCTTTGCACGGATCATGGAAGAGTCAAAGGCTGTACTACAGCGTGGTAACAGTGTCCAAGGCGCACAAGGTGGTGCCGCTCCTGGTGGTCCAGACATTGCTGCACCTCCTGGTAGTACATCGAATCTAGCAGAGATAGCTGCCATCATTGATGGACTACCTCCTGCTGCAAAGACTGCACTAGGAAACGCTATTGCACAAGGCGTACCTATCGCAGAAGCAGTCCCAGAAATCGTGGATATGCTTAGTAATACAACACAACAAGGAATGTAACCATGGCTGGACTAGACGATATTGAAGACAAGGTATCCGCCTTGTTTGGTCTACCGACTACAGCAGAGGAAAACAACAGTGGCCCGGAGGACACAACGGGGTCTGATGACCAAGGCAATGATACAGAACAGTCAACCACTGAGTCTACGTCTGCAACACAAGCAGAAGGTGGAACCGATGGTGCGGCAACTAAGCCAGGCAGTACAACTGACACAACAGGTAAACAGCCAGAGCAAGGAACTGCCGAAAAGCCACGGCCTACTGCTAATCCCCAAGATATTGTAGACCCACGTACTGGTGAAGTCATTGCTGCTGCTGGTAAGGAGCGTCGGTGGTACGATGAATCACGTAACGCTAAGCGTGAGGTAGGTGAAGTAAGACAAAAGCTACAGCTAGTAGAGACTGAGCTTAGTGCCTTTAAGCAGGCTGCTATCCTGCCACAACAGCTTGGCCTACAACCTGCTGAAGTAAGCAGTGCTATGCAGTTCATGGCACACTTCAAGGCTAATCCTGTAGAGGCAGCAAGAAAGGTTCTTGCAGAAGTACAAGCTGCTGGATACACTATTCCTGAGCTTGGTGGAACTGATGTTGCTGCAATTAAACAGATTGTAGAACAGTCACTTAAACCATTCGTCACCGACCGTGAACAGTCTGTACAACAAGAGACTATCTCACGTGAAGTAGAAGAAGAATACAACAATCTAGCAGCTAAGTCGCCTTGGATTGTAGCACAGGATGAAGACCTAACCAAGATTATGGCTAAGGACACATCACTTGATCTACGTCAGG